GATTATCTTCTCGAACAGGGTGACTGGATTACGAATAGCAGTGAGTTCGCGTGTTTCAGTATCCAGCACGTGAAAGTATTTCGGGTCGTGAGCATCAGACCAGAAAAATTCCATCTGCGAACCAAGGTAATGAATGTTTCCCTGCTGTGACTTGGTGTGAAAGTGACCGGAGACTGCCAACTCGAAACGCTCAAGCACATCAGTTTTCATACCGTGCGTACAGGGTATGCCGCGCAACATATCGAACCCTTCAAGTTCAAAGTGACCGCCGATCACATCAGCACCACAGTTCTCTAGAAACTCATAGGTTTCTTTTTCTACATCTGGAGCAATCCAAGGGACCAAAGCAACTTTCAAACTTCCGTATTCCATCACTTTCGGTTTCATGACGATATTGACTTCATTCATGTAATGCCCGAGCAGTTCTTTCAGGGAGTTTAGTTCGTTGGTGTTTTTGTAGTAAGTATCGTGGTTTCCTGGAATGATATCCATGGTGATACCGTAGTCGCGCAGTTTCTCTAAGAATACTTTACGATTGCTGTTAAGTGCTTTGAAGTTTATGTATCGGCGGTGCTCATAGTAATCCCCAAGGTGAATGATGTTTTTAATATCATTTTCTAAAAGATACGGAAAGAACACGTCGCGGTAAAACTCCTCCTGATAATCTATGAAGATATCCGAAGAGTTCCTTATGCCACAATGAGTATCATTGAGGATTGCTATTTTCATACTTCTAATTCGTCCATGTCAAAGAACACTGATAGGTCAGAGTCTTGTGTCTTGCGCGCTCGCGTACGATGCGTTTTTTTGTAATCTTCGAATTTCGAATCCTTTTCCTTTATCTCGTCGATTCTCTGCCGCAAACTATCGATGAAACTTTGAATCGCACGTGCTGACTCAGGGTCTTCTTCGTTGTTAATCATAAACTCTTCATAGCCTGACTCCGCGAGGTATTTGAGTTTGAGATCCTGTTGCTTTTTTTCTTTGGCGATTCTTCGAAGGAAAGCATACCAAGATATTTGCGTGAAGTAGGCGAATGCGTTTGGTTTGCCTGTTCGAGTTGCCGCTTCTATATCATAGTTGCGAATAGCACGGAGGCAGTTCTCTACTGCGTCCATCGCCATTTCCTCTCGATAGGTGTACCCTGAAAAGTTTGATTTGAATGATAGTCCTTCTGCTATTCTAAGAAAGCACTGAGCGATGTAGTCGTCAACTACGGGGTTGTCCTCTCCTCTCTTTCTGCATTCGTTTGCTTTGGTTACGTAGTCCAAAACCGCCTGAGAAAATTTTGCGTTGTCGACGTAGTGTGCGTTTGCTGGTTTATTCATTGTTTGTCCCCAAGAAATTCAAAACACTACTGTACTAAATTTAAATTGGGAAAGAAAGGTTTACTTTCTATTTTTTATCATTATAATAGAAGCTGTTCCTGCCGCAGGGATCAATGTACCGTGTCGTCATCGTCTCCTCGGAATAACCTGAATACATTACTGCTGGTCTTTTTCGCTTTCTTTTCAGGTTCAGATTTTTCCTGCTTTTTGTAGTCTCTATAAGACTCAAGCATTTCCTCGTTGAATTTTTTAATGGAAGCGAGTGCTACCGCGTATTCGCTCAAAAGCATCTCTGACGGATAACAAGTTCCTACAATGTTAGCTTCACTCATAGATATGTTGCTGTCACTATGTATGCTATATGCCATCCATGGTTTCAGACCATAGTGGTAGTAGTTGTATGGATCGCCGTTTTCTTCATTCAGGGTTTCGAAAATGTTGGTGGTGATCTTAAGAACGTTCTTCACAATCACGTCATGCTCATCCCAGACTTCAACCTCAGCAATTATTTCTTCGCCGTTGGTAAGTTTCATTTGCTGAAAAAATGGTCCCGCCGACCCTTCGCTCATAACTCCACCTCGTGTAAGTCGAATTTAAACTGCTCGTTCGCATATATTTTTGCACGTTCTTCTGAATGCTTCAGCGCAAAGTTCTTAGTACCCTTCCAGTGCAAGTCGTCAATAATATCATAAAGCACCGTTGTCCTGCCATCATCACTTTTTCTCAAACCCCGTCCGATAGACTGCAGCACTTTTATCTGACTCTTGCACGGTGAAGCGAATATAATATTGTGCAGGTTTCTTATATTTATGCCTGTTGAAAATGTACCGTAGGACGCTACGATGATAGCATTCTTTTTACTTTCTACGATGCCGCGTATAGACTCGCGATCGGAAGTATCAGTGCCACCGTGCACATAGTAGACGTTCTCACCCTTTTCGCGTATCATAGTAAATAACTTTTCGCCGTGCTTCTCGACGAACTGAAATAGCACCAGCGTGTTACCCGTGCGCGTGAGCGCGAGGTTGCGTATAAACTTATTGCGTTCTTCATGCCGCACGATAAAGTCTATCTCATCCTGATACTTTCGTTTGGCGTTATCCCTACCTTCTCCGGCAGAGTATTTTAGTACAAGCAAATCAATCTGCAGGTCTGCTAATGCATCCTTTTCCTGTAACTGCTTCGTTGTGATAACTTTCTTTACAGGTCCGAATAACCCCTCAAGCACAAGCTTGTGTGTTTGCGTTCCGTCAAGCGTTCCGGTTGTACCAAAGCGATACTCTGCTTCAGTTGCTTTGTTCATGATACTGGAAAGCGACTTCGCTTTGAATCCATGACACTCGTCACCTATGATACAACCAAACTGTTTGAACCACTCAGGTCTAAGTTTGTGTATGCTCTGCCAAGTCGATATGATAACAGGTTTGTTCGTTACCTTATCCTTACCCGAGTAAATGATATGGCAGTTATCTTCGCTCGCATAACCATAGTCTTTAAAGTCATTATACATCTGTTCGACCAGACCCGTTGTCGGAACAATAATTAACAATTTTTTATTATAATACTCGAGATACCAACGGAGGATAGCATATATAATTAGGGACTTACCGGATCCTGTTGGCGAAACAAGCACCGCACGCTTATTCTCGATGCCATGGCAGAATGCTTCATACTGATAGTCGCGCATCTCAAAGGGAAGGTTTAATGAGTCGATAAACTTGACGACCTGCTGATGATTTACCTTGTTCTTAACGAAGGGTATGCCGTAGTCAGTTTCCTCTAACTCGATGCCATAGTTTCTATCAGCGGCAAAATACTTTATCTTATGATAGAGACCTGCGTTTATCTCACCGTTCATACCATTGTACATACGTATCTTACCGTCCCAGATACGGTTTCTGTATGCTGGCATGAACTTATAACCAGGAACATAGAATGAGAAAAATTCACTGAGTTCGTGACGCACCGATGGTTCGCAGTCAATGGTCAGCATGGAATGATTCTTAAGTTTTATTTTTAGTGTATCCAACTAAACCTTTTCCCATACGTTATCAGCAGTAAAGATAAACGCGCCGATCATCTCAAACCTGCTCCAGTTTTCAATCATGCTAAGAATATAATCTTCCCCTGTGTGGTAGAGGTAATAGGTCTTACCAACTACAGGAATGAAGTTATATCTTGCCATGTAAACCAGTTCAGTTTCCTGTACCTGTTTCAGCACTTCCTCGTACTGGCGCTGCAGCGACTCCACACGCTCTTGGAAATAATTGGATGCCCTAGTTACCGACTCATTCTTAAAACGTCCAATATCGGGCACTGTAATCTTTGGCGCGGATATACTGCTACCATATGGCAGTAAATGTCCACCTTTCTTTTCGCTCATAACGAATTAGTCGCCACGTTCGAACTGTTTCCACTTTATAATATTGCTGACAGTCTGATGCCGCCAACGCAAAGTGTCAACGATTTCCTTCAAAGTATCTATAATGGTCTTAAAGTACTGAATTTTTTCTTCGGACTTCTGTATCTCTGGATCGGAATCATAGTAATAATCCATATCACCTTTCATGATCTTCAGTCCATTAAAAGGGTCAGGATCCCAACCTTTTTCTTTGAGTTCATCCTCGCACATCTTACCATTATACCATAACCACTTTTCTTTTAGCAGTATCTTTTGCTCTGACTCAAGTTTCTTCAGGCGCAACTTTGCTATAGAAAGCAACTGCAGATACTTGGCGTGGTAGGATGGTGTTTGTTTAGATGCTTCTGCTAGATCATTACCAATCTTACAATCTTGTTCCCATTCATTCAGAATGTCTTCGAGGTTCATAATATACTCCATTGATATTAAGAGATGTCAAAATATACGTTTATGACTTTGGAATAAACACGCTGTCCATTCTTAATTTTTTGTACATAGAATATCCTAGTTGTTCCTCTAGGACTCTTTGTCCGTGCCCACGCTCAACAATCACAACGGGTTTGAATTTCTTAATCGTTTCCAATGCTCCATTAATGACTTTTTCTTCGTATCCTTCAACGTCTAAGTGTATGAGATCACATTGTTGTAAATTCAAATTATCAATACGATACATCTTAACATCGCCTTCTTCATCTCTAATTTTATGCCTGCCTACGTTATTGGTGTTCGTATTTGTAATTGAGAGATTATTGGTAGTGTTTCCAAGACCACCCATATATTTGTGATACTTAGAACCAACACAGTTCATATCTAAGCAAGCAAAGTTCTTTGGACAGGGTTCAAACGTATAAACATTTTCAAAATAATTTCCATAGAACCGAGCATACATACCACAGTTCCCACCTGCTTGTACGACAGTGTGAAACTGTTTTACCTGACTCATGAAATCATCTTTGTCTTTAATCCAATCAAACAGTGGACCATCCTTCTCATTACCGAATGCTCCTCGATCAGTTTTAATCCACCAGAGTTCATCCACTCCTTCGTGACCGCAGTTTCTCTTTCCAATCAGTTCTTTATATGGACGATCAATGTCCTCGAGATTCATAATATACTCCAGTGATATTAAGAGATGTCAAAATATGTGTATCTAAATCCAACTGGTACTGTAAGGAATTCTGTGGAGTTTGCCTCAAAGTCCACGTTGCCTAATGATATAGGAAAGGCAT